TCTCCGTACTTGTGATGAAATGATCTATTCGAAATCACATTTGCTCAGTCCTCGGCAATATCTTTACCATAGATGGTAGATATTACTATCGTTTGTACCTTTAAAGGTATACGGTCCGAGGCTCCCGAAAGATCAAAACAATAGGTTCTTTTACCTTTCGACTTTTCAAGAATCCGGAGAAATCCGGCGTCCTGATCAAAAGTCGCATCGGTTTCAAGAGACCTAAGTAGACTCATTAGAGTCTTGTGTATTGGTCTTAGGGTTCACTGAGTTCAGTAGTCTCCAATCGCAAAGATTCGGGTCTTTCCACCCCCCTCTGGGCTAAAGCCTAGTCGAGAGTGGATTTGACTCTTTGAATCTTCAAAATTGGGAATGATATTGTTTATCATCATTCTATTAATTCAGCTTCGCCCCATTTTGGAGTTAAGTGACTTTATAGATGAAAATAAGTTAATATCATTCTTAAGAGCTTCTACATCATGGGCGGCGAATACAGTGGCTGGACCATTTGGTCCAGACTTCATTGTACTCCACGCTGTTGAAGTACCTGCTTTTAAATGCTTCTGAAGATTTATCCTTGAGAACCACACCTGGCAGTACTTCTGGAAACTACACAAGTAGTTATCTGGAAGCACTCTTCCAGGTGTTGTGATCTTTGATAAATCTGGGTCGATAGGCAATCTGATAAGTTGATAAATACGTGCTATGCACATACTTATACGCTTATCAGATTTAAGGCTACTAAAGATCAATGGCCGTAACGGTCATAGTATCTTGGGTATACCTTTCCTATCGACTTTGTGATACGGAATAGGATCCTGGGGTAACTTTAAATAATGGCTTACCAAGAACTGGTACGCCGCTTTATAAAGTTCTAGAGTATACTTAGAACCGTGTGCCTTACGGCACATGATAAAGTTCTGTTCATACTTTAATCAACACCTCTGAATCAGTTGTTTATGACTGTCATCTTTAGACAAAAGTGACATTATGACCTTTTCGTTTAAATTTAACTTCATAAC